ACCAGAGGCGATAGCACGAACTTCACCATCTACAGGGGCGTTGCCAATAAAGCGCATTAGCTGATCTCTTCGTAGCTTACAATTACTTCCAAGTCGTTTGCTGTGCCAGCAGTGACGGTGATGGAGCGATCTTCCTCAAGGTAAAGGGCTGTGTTCTTATCAATAGCAATCAGCGACGAGTCAGCAGGTACAGATGCAGTTGCAACCAGCGAGTAAGCTGTGCCACCGCCAGATGCTGCGCTGTGCATATCCACAGTCACGTCACAGGCATTTGTGCCATCGACATTGGCAATCTGGATCATGTTGACCTTAAATACCTTGCCGCTGGATGCAGCGTTGCTGACAACCGAAGTGGCACCTGTTGAACTTAAAGCCACCATTGCCGATTTGGCAGTGATAGTGGCGACATTTACTACGTTTGGGGCGGTCATGGTTTTCTCCTATTAACCGAATACAATCGCCATTGCGATGGCTTTGCCAGTTGTTGCAGCGGCATTTAGCTGCGGTTGAATGGCCGATGTAACGCCATCTAAGTAATTCAGCTCTGCTGTCGTAACAGTCGCGCCGTCAAGAATTTCAAACTCGGTATTGGTAACACCGCCAAGAAGCGTGTCAACAGCGCCCCAGTTAGCGTTGAGCTTTGTACCCCAAGTATCCTCGGATGCGCCGACTTCCGGCTGGACCCAGCCATAGTTTGTTGTAGTTCCATCAGCCATTACGCGGCCCTCTCTAAGTAATCTGCCTCTGTCCAGCTTGTTGTCGGCTCTGCTGCCTCAAGCCACTTGTAACGAGCCGAGACGTTTTGCACAATGCCAAACCTATCCGAAGCCGCCATCAGTCTAATGCGGTTATACACTATATCCGTGGATATTGAAACAGTTGGGGTTGCAGCCCCGACAACATCAATAACCGCGTTTGATGTTGTGGTAATAGCGATGGCTGTAGCCGCCGAAACATTCCGCGTGACTTGCGCAGAAGCCGTTGCGCTGACGCCAATCGCCGTTGCAGCTGCACCTTCCTCAATGCTGATATTCTTGCCATACAGATACGACCCAAAGGTGTTAAGTCCGTAGCCAGGTCGGAAGCCAGGTATAACTTCATACTTAATTGCAGACACGCTGGCGATGCCGCCGAGACTAATGTCTGCCGCTGCATCTGCAACGCGAATGGCAGTCGGCTGGGAAGAACTAACAGCTATGGCCGCCGATGCAGATGCACTAACAACAGTTACAGCGCTGACTGCGGCGGCCACTCCGATAGACGCGGAAGCCGCAGCCTGCGTTGTCTCAGGCTCGCCGTATAGCCCAGAGTTAAAAACTCCCGAGCTATATGTGGAGCGCAGCGACATTAGCTGGCCGTAATGTCAAGGTCGCCAGTTGGGATGCGAAATACATCACCGTCATTGATCGCCTTGGCAGTTGTCAGTGCAGAGTGAATTATCATGTTTCCGCTTGAAGCTGCGTCCATGACGCCAATCCATCCGATTGTACCCCAATTGCCGCCAGTGGCCGCAGGGAACTCAACGCCAGCAGTATTAGATGCGACATCGTTTGTAACTGAAAACGTAACTGCCGTCCGTGCGTAGCCGTTGCCAGCAACTTCAGTGCCAGCGGCACCAGTGTCGGTTGGGTCGGATGTAAATAGGCCAATGTACCAATTTGTTGGTCGCGTCACGCTGCCCGTGGTCAACAAGTATTGAAGTGTACTTGTCTCAAAAGCGTTTGTTAAAGACATGGATTTCTCCTGTTAGATATATCTGTGGCTTCTATACACCATCATGCGACTAATAGCTAGTCACACGCATTCTAAGGCCAGAACCAGCAAAGCGTGTGTCATTTGAGGCTTTTTGCAAAGACTGCATTGCTGACGAATACAAAGCCGCCCAGGTTTGCGTCCTAGCGTCATCGTTTAAATATGGCGCAGCTTGAATTAACGAGCCATATAAATAAACGTCCGGCGAATCTTGCAGCAACCAGTTGTATGTATTTGAATCAGTAAGCTCAGGAATTAATTGGTAATACATGAGCTGCATACCGTACTCGCCATCAGGCGTCGGGAATATCTCAATGCTTTCGCCAGCGTGAGAATAAAACCTTGGTGTGCCGCTGGCGTTTGAGTTGTTTTGCCGATACTTAATCATATCGTCAAGACTAGCCATTTCCAGCGGGCGCGTTCCATCAGTCGTTAAACTAAAACGCAAAGTTTCAAGCCAATCAGCCGGAACCTGCACATAACGGCTATCAAGCGTAGCATCAACGCGGTTAACCATTTTGTAATGCCGCAAGTCACGATTAATGCCTGCCTCAGTCAAGCTGATAAAATCAGGAATAACCGACGTAAGATCGTCGCGGTTAAGCCAGTTGGCTATGCTAGACTTTAGCTCTGCGTAAGTTGTGATTGCCATTAATCGTAACCTATCTGCTTAAGATAATTGTTAAATACAAATAAGGCTTGCTCTGGATTTTGCAATACAGACTCGTTACCTGCTCTTTTTATAATATCAACAAACTGCGGGAATGCAGGGTGCTGCATCATGGTTTGACCCATAGGGCCATAACCCGCAGCTCCTAAATCTGTTTTTTTATCTAAAAAATCCGTAACAGTTGCGGAACGTCCATATCCTGTAGATTGCATGCTTAACCTAGGGTCTTTTTGATTGGCAATTGCGTTGGCAGCACCTCGATTAGCTTCATCAACCCTTGCAGAATAAATTGCATCACGCGGGAGAAAGTTGTTTCCAGCACGATTACGGTTTGCCATTTCCATGTCGGAAAGCTGGCTACCTAAACTTGGCGTCATCTGAGACGCACGATTACGATTTGCCATCTCCATATCAGATAGCTGACTACCTAAACTTGGCGTCATCTGAGACGCACGATTACGGTTTGCCATTTCCATGTCGGAAAGCTGGTTATTCGCCAGCAACCCCGGCTGGGCCATAGGTGCGCCGCCGGGTGTAACGCCCGCAGTACCAGACCTTGCAGCCTCTTCTTGCGCTTGACCGCCAGCAGCATTTAAGCCACCGCCGTCAAACAAATCAACATACCAAGGCACATACTCTCGGGTTTGCTCATTAAAATAACCCGGTAGGCTGTCACTGCCCGTAATCTTCATCATCTCATCGCCAGTTGCGCCAGCTTGCGCTGCGCCGCGCGTACCTAGCAAAGACTGCAAGCCACCAAGGCCAAGTTCTTTGCTGCGCTTTGATGAAAGATCGCCTAAGAAATCAAAAATGCCCATAGCTTACTTCCCGTATTTTTTCTTCATACAAGTGCCTGCGCGTTTGCAGGCGGCGGGGGTAGGGCAACCTTTACATGGTGTCATAATGTCAATCCTCATTTTTCTGCACATTAGCACAGTTTATCTGATAATGCCACGCAGGTTGCGTATCACACATCCTCAATACCTTCTAGCACCTTTTCCATGCGCGCATTCAGCTTCCAATGCCCGGCACGCCACCTTGCAGCATATTGCGCATCCTCAAGCGTTAACCCCCTGCCAATGTAAGCCTTAATCCATTGATTCATACGGATGTTTTTCATCTTAGGCGATAGTTTGTAAAACGGAACTGTGTTCATGCAATACCTTTTAAATTGCGTTTTAGTGATTGTGTCCAGCTTGACATAGCGCCAGACAGTGCAGTTGCAGCATCGCTGGCCATCGTNAANCACAACGCATCAGCAAGGTCAGGCGATTTTANCCCACGCTTGCGCATCTCGTCTTTACTTTCAGCTTTCATCTTTCCGCCGGGTGTAAAACCGTAACGTATTGACGTTAGCTCTGCCAGCAATTGATCGTCATTCGGTAGCTTGCATGACCTGTCTTCAAGCCAACCCTTTGTTTTAAACCAAAGTTCTGCGCGTAGGTTCATGTATGTATTGCCCATAGCCGGAGCCTCACCAACATTAATACCACGCACAGGAGCGCCAAGCTCACGCAATCTATCAACAACGCCGCCGCCAACGCCAATACTGTCAACAAGTATTTCCTTTGGCCGCATAGAAGGCGCTAAGCCTTCGTATTCGGCCATCACACGCCCAACAGTCTGCATCAAATCTAAGCCCTGCCACGACGTAATCTCAGTCACAACATTGCCATACCGCTTACACAGCGCAGTCTTATCCGCACCAAACCTAGCCACATCCAAACCCCATATAGGCTTCTCATCATGCATAGCCTCAACGTCACGGCGAATGGCGCTTTCGACCAAGTGGAACGGAATAATCGTGTCGTCATCTGCCATAGGAAACTCGCCAAGCACGCGAATGCGAAACGCATTGCTATCCTCGCCATACCTTGCACGCATCTCATCAACAAACTCGTCAGACACAAGCGGGCTATCTACGCATGACCAACGCCGTGTCCACCAACTAGATGCCATGCGTGTCTGGCTCTCGAAAA